TGAGCATCACTTACAAGAAATTTTAGATACTGGCAAACTAGCTACCAAACAATTGGAAGATTTTAGAAACCATATCAAAAACCAAAAATTCTAGCCACTAAGGTTAGGATAAGTCAACCTCACAAGAGGAACTTAACTTAAAAGGAAAAATATGTCAGAAAATTTTGCTAACCCACTACAGGGAGCTGAAACTGATTTACAGAAAGCTCAAAAAGCAGTAAATGGTTTATTAAACACTCCAGAAGAAAAAGAAACTGGAGAAACACAACAACAGAATTCTCCTGAACCACAAAATGAGGAATTGGAAACCGATCAACCTCAGGAACAGGAAATAAGCGAAGAAACTGAATCAGAAGAAGAAGAAGTTTCAGAGCAAGATGTATCTCAAAACGAAGAACAGATTGATACTCAAGAGAAACAGGAAAATTCCACCTACAAGGTAAAAGTTGCTGGTCAAGAATTAGAAGTTACCCTTGATGAGTTGAGAAATGGATATCAAAAAGATGCAGATTACAGACGAAAGACTGAGGAACTTTCTAACGATAGAAAGAACTTTCATTCTCAATCTGAAAAGCAAAGACAAGACTATTCTCAAAAGCTTAATGAGATGAATCAAATATTGTCTAATGCCCAACAAGAGCTTAATACAGAGATAAACTCTGCTGATTTAGAAGCTCTTTACGAAGAAGATCCAGCACAAGCTGCTAAGATTGAACATAGATTAAGAAGAAAGCAAGAAATGCTTAATTCATCTATTCAAAAAACACAATCTGAACAGAAACAACAATTTGATGGATATTTACAGACGGAAAAAACAAAATTAGTTAATAATATTCCTGATTTTGCCGATCCTGGTAAAGCATCAACTTTAAAAAACAATATGAGAAGTCATTTAGCTAAATATGGATTTAACGATTCAGAAATAGCTCAAGTATATGACCATCGTATCTTGATGTTGGTAAACGATGCTATGAAATTTGGAAATTTACAAAAAGCAAAACCAAATCTTGCTAAAAAGATTTCTAAGCCAAGCAGAGTGTTTTCGTCAGGCATAAAACAAGACAAAAATGATGTCAAATCAAAAGCTGCTAGAGAAAAGTTTGGTCGTCTAAGAAAAACTGGGAGTCTTAAAGATGCTCAGAATGTTTTCTTGGATATGATTAACAACTCAAACAAATAGGATAAAAATAATGGCATCAATAACTAATACTGTTACAAAATATGCTGTAAATGGTCAAAGAGAAGATTTATCTGATATCATATACAACATAAGTCCAACTGATACTCCATTTATGAGTTCAATTGGAAAATCAAAAGCAACTGCTGTCAACCATGAGTGGGAAATAGATGCGTTAGCTGCACCAGCAGCAAACAACTATCACTTAGAGGGTGATGAAATTGCATTTGATGCACAAACTACAACTACTAGAATTGGAAACAAATCACAAATTTCAAGAAAAGCTGTGATCGTTTCTGGTACTATGGAATCAGTTGACCTTGCTGGAAGAAACAACGAACTAGCATACCTAATCTCTAAAGCTTCTAAAGAGCTTAAAAGAGATATGGAAACTACTCTTACTGCAAACCAAGCTCCTGTTGACTCAGGTGCTGGTGCTGCAAGAAGAATGGCTTCACTAGAGTCTTGGATTAAAACTAATTCAGACAAAGGTGGTGGATCAGGTGCTGATCCAAGTGGATCTGGTACTCATGCTAGAACTGATGGAACACAAAGAGCTTTTACTGAGTCTCAACTTAAATCTATGATTAGAAAAGTTTGGACTGAGGGTGGCGATCCATCAATGGTTATGGTTGGTGCTTTCAATAAGCAAAAACTATCTGGTTTTACAGGTGGAGCAACTAGGATGGATGATGCAGAAAATAAAAGATTAGTTTCTGCAATTGATGTTTACGAAAGTGATTTCGGTGCATTACAAGTTGTAGCAAACAGATTTTCAAGAAGTAGATCAGCTTATGTTCTATCTCCTGATATGTGGTCTGCTGCATACCTAAGGGACTTCCAAATGGTTGACTTAGCGAAAACTGGAGATGCTGATAAAAAGGCAATGATAGTTGAATACACACTTGTTTCTAAAAATGAAAAAGCAAGTGGTGGTATTTTTGATTTAACTACTGCGTAGTTACAACTTTTGTGAGGGGGTATTTATACTCCCTCATAATATTCATTAATAATTTTGTTTTCTTTGAAGATTTAATATCGGAACGAAGCAATACAAAAAAAAGGAAAATACAATGAGAACACTTAACGATTATTTTATAACTGGTGTAATACCAAATGTATCAGCAGCCTCAGAAACTTTTGTTGCTATACCTGATGGTGGAAATATTATTAAAATTATTACACACAATGCAGTCGCAACTACTGGAACAGCAGCTATCACTTTTAAAATTGGTGGATCAGGTGTAACTCCAGTAGAAATTACTGGTAGTGCAATTAGTCATACAGCCTCAGGATCAGCTAACAGAGTTTTAACTTCTGCACCAACTGCTGCAAATAGAGTTGAAGAAAATGATGCTGTTATGCTTAAAACTAATGGTAGTTCAACAAATACATCAGCTATGGCTGTAACACTTATTATTAGAAGATAATTACAAATTTTGTGGGGGACTCTGTCTAGCGATACTTCTCCCACAAATACTAATCAATAAAAGGAAATAAATTATGCCAATGGTTGGAAAAAAGAAATTTGCTTATACAAAAAAAGGAAAAATGGCTGCAAAAAAAGCTGCTAAGAAAATGGGCAAAAAAGTAAAAATGAGAAAATATTAATGCAAGGTAGAATGAAAGGTAAAGCTGTTTTAACAGCTAAACAAAAAACTTTACCAAAAAAACTTAAATTGAAGATTATCAAATCTAAAATAAAGAAAAGAAAATAAAGGAAAAACAAAAATGGCTTTTAATTATGCTTTAAGACCAAGTACAATACAAAAAATAACAATGGCTGGAACTGCTGCATCTATTGCATCATCTGCTTTTGGAGATCAAACTCAATATGTTAGAATAGCTTCTGCAACAGATTTTCATATCATCTTTGGTACTGCACCAACTGCTACTGCTAGTCATATTTTTATACCAGCAGATCAACCAGAAATTTTTAAAGTTTCTCCAGGTGAAAAAGTAGCTGCTTTAGGTGGAAATAATGCTGTTATTTCTATTACTGAAATGGGTGCGTAGTGGCGAAGCAAAAGTTCAATTCTTTTACTCCAAGAGATAAGCCACCCAAAAGAGGTGCTGGTCAACATAAAAAATCACTCTCAAAACATGAGAAAAGACAAAAAAATACTAATCGTTATTTAGGGCAAGGTCGTTAATGAGAAAAATTGGTCAAGAGTCTGATGGTATTAAAAATAATACTTATTATGATAATGATAAAGAGGGTGTTTTAGTTAAAACATCAACTGACATAGCTCCAATTATTAAAACTAATAAAGAGCTTTACACTAGGAATGATGGTTACTCTCCAGGTAAAGACTTTAAAAGAATAGCATCTGTTCCTACAATAATTTTAGAAATTTGGACAAAAGAATATAACAACAGTCAAGATGGTAATTGGTTTAAATTACCTAAAGATGTTCAACACAAAATATTAAGAGAAAAACTAAATAGTTCTGATTTTAGATATTTTAGAACTGCACCAGGAAAAATTTAATGGCACTAACAAATTACACAGAACTAAAAGCATCACTAGCTAATTGGTTAAACAGATCAGATTTAACAACTGAGATAGCTGATGACTTTATTAAATTAGCAGAAGCTGATTTTAACTCTAAATTAAGAGTTAGAGCTATGATTGCACAAGTAAATATAACTGTAGATGCTGAAACAGAAGCTTTACCTACTGACTTTTTACAAGCAAGAGATTTTTATACTTTAAGTGGTCAAACAAAAACACCTTTAGTTTATTCAACTCCAGCATCAATGGACACAACAAGTGGAACATCAACTACTGGAAAGCCAACTTCATTTACAATTTTAGGAGATACATTAAGATTTTCTCCAAAACCAGACGCATCTTACACAGCTATAATGAATTATTATAAAAAATTCCCAGCTTTAAGTTCAACTAATGCAACAAATTATATTTTAGCATCTCACCCAGCAATATATTTATATGGCTCATTGTTTCATGCAGCAAACTTTTTAGGTGGTATCAATCCACAGCAAGTTCAAACATGGCAACAAATGTATGCAACAGCTATGGAAAGATTAGAGTTAAACGATAGAGAAGATGAATACAATGGAAGTCCGTTACAAGTTAGAACTGTAACCTCAGTAAGATCTCCATTTGTTTCAATTTCTTAACAGTAGGAAAAAAAAATTATGCAATTACCTTTTGGCGAATGGCTACCAGATCAACCAGATCATTTAAATCCTGGTGCAACTGTGGCTACTAATGTGTATCATGCACAATCAAGTTATAAGCCTGTTAAAGGTTTAGTACCTTATAGTGGTACATCAACAGTTACACAAAATGCAAAAGGTGCTGGATCGTTTCGTAATAATGAAAACACAGTATTCACTTTTGTAGGAACAGAAGATACTATTTATCAATTATCATCTGGAGCTTTTGTAGATAAAGGAGCTGGTGGATTATTTT